TCAGCTGTTCACTATCCTAATAGGTTTTCGGACAGCCTCCCCCGGGGTCTCGAACCCGAAAGTTTTAATAATTCCGTCCACTTCTTCATCGGACAATCTAAACCATTCTCCTTGTACTCTCTTGGCCTTATACACATTATGCAAATGTACTTCGATGTCTCTATCTACATAGCCTATAAGCTGCACTTTCTTTGTACTAAGTACTTGCATACGTGTATGTATGTCTTTAGATTTTCCAATCTTTATCAAGCCATTTGCGTTGCTTCTGGCTAAATATGTCTGAAAGTACGTCTTTGGTCTAAGTCCTATTGACTCGGCACAAACCTTATTTCGCAAATCAAATAACTTGGCTTCGTCCATAATGGTTTTTGCTCTATCAATCATTTCGGCATATAGCTTGTTTTTCACTATCGCCAATTGCTCACCTAATTCAGCGTTGTATCTATCTAACACGCTATTGAGTTTATTGCAGATACTGTCTTTCCATTCTTCCAACTTAGCTTTATCTTTGCTTGTTCGTCTCATGGTCTGACCTTGAAACTGTATCTCTGCCGTATATGATATACCGCCATTCTTACGCTTACGCTCATAGATTGAGCCATAAACATTTCCACCTTTATGTTTCATATTTCCGTTATTTCAAAAATTTATTCACAAATCTTTTCAGGTGCTCTTTGGCTCTGTTCTTTGCTTGAACTTTGCCACACCTACCCATGTCGGTATGTACCTTAACGTGGCACTCATGGCATAGGGCTTTGAGGTTAAAGTAATCAAACATCAGGCGTTCTTTTTCCTGCTTTGTTAGTCCATCCTCAACCGGGATAACGTGGTGTACCTCGGTGGCTGCTGCCACTCTGCCCAATTCCTCGCACCTCTCGCATAGTGGCGTATCGTTGAGTTTGTCACGTCTCAATCGTAGCCACTTGGCCGTATGTATCAGCCTTATGTAATCTTTATCCTTTGCCATACTCTAATATTCGTCTTTGATGTCTATTGTTGTGTGATACTTCCTTACCAAAAAGTTGAGGCTATCCAACAAAGATTGCTGTACGCCCTGCTTGCCACTTAATGCCGTGTTGGCTCTCTCATCTACGGTGTTGGCACAAATCAACTTATACACCTGTACTGGGTACTGCTGCCCCTGTCGGTGTAATCGTGCGTTGGCTTGTTGGTATAACTCCAGATTCCAACCTGTACCAAACCATACGATATAGTGCCCACCTTGCTGCATATTCAAGCCAAACGCCGTGCTCATAGGGTGGGCCAATAGTACGTCTATCTGTCCGGCGTTCCATTCTCTCAACTCCTTTTCGCCCTCGTATGACTTGACGGTATAGCCTTTCAGTTTCTTGGTGATACGTGTTACATCATGCTTGAACTGATAGAAGACTAACACATGATTACCGTTTGCAGCTTCCACAATCTCGGCTAACTTATCCAACTTCTCATCGTGTATTTCGTGTACGTCCTTGGCCTCATCGTATATTGCACCGTTGGCAAACTGGCTTAACTTATTCATCAGTCCGGCGGCACTATTCGCTAAGATATTGGCATTTTCCCCGGTATGCAATTCGGTAAACTCCAATACCTTTTCTTTCTCAAACTTGTTGTACGCTTCCATCACCTTTGGCGACAAAGTAAGTTTGGTTTCGTGGGTGATCATGTCCGGCAACTGCAAATAGTCCTTTGCTTGCATTGATAGACAAATATCAGAAATCTTGTTTTTGATAACGTCCTCGCACCCTTTTTTGATGTCGCAACGTACTATTACGTTGTTCCACTTGTGGGTCTCAAAGTAGGTTTCACGATACTTCGTTACGCTCTTGCCCAAACGCTCGCCCATGTCTATACAGTACATTTGTGCCCATAGGTCTATCAGTCCGTTAGGTGCTGGCGTTCCTGTAAGTCCGATAACTCGATTAACCGTTGGTATGGCTGTACGCATCGCCTTAAATCGGTTTGATTTAGAAGATTTGAAACTGGTTAGCTCATCAATCACCAACACATCAAACGGCAACTGACCGCCGTACTTTCCAACCAACCATACAAAACTATCACGTCCGATAACGTAGATGTCGGCTTTAGATGCCAACGCCAAATTACGCTGCTTCTCTGTGCCCATCACCTTTGCCACTCTCAGGCTTTGCAAATGATCCCACTTTTCTGCCTCGGTAGTCCATGTTGTTTCGGCTACCTTTTTCGGTGCTACCACCAATGTACGGCTAACCTCGCAATCGTCCATCAACTGTTGTACGGCTGTAAGTGTGCTTACCGTCTTACCTAAACCCATATCAAGAAACAAACCGCATCGTGGGTGGTCTAATATCCACTGCATCGCTGTTTTCTGGTAATCGTATGGTCTGTACTTCATCTCTCGGCCCTCCAAACTTTAATTAACTCGTCGATCGTCTGTTTGTTGTCGATTGTATAGACTTCGTGGCCCATGCTTACCAACTCATTTTGTCTTATGGTTTGTATCTTCGTTGGCTTCTTGCCTTTACTTTTCAACTCCACCCAAACAACCTTACCACCATGTAGGCATACCACTCTATCAGGATAGCCCACCATGTTTGCATTTGAGTATTTGAGGCAAAGGCCACCAATGGCTTTCACCTCTTGCACCAAATATTTTTCTATCGCCTTTTCCGATACCTCGGCGTGGCGTGTTATTGCTTCTAACTTCTTCATATTTTCAACTTTCGCCCTGTAAACATTCAATTTTCAACTTTTCTATATACGTGTACGTATGTGGGTAAATATATAGTTTATATAGGTATATAGTATATATAACACTACTATCCTACTTATACTATATTTTATTGTTTACATTGTTTACATATATAGTTATATATTGATATTCAGCACTTTAGACGTAAACAAAAGTGTAAACAAAGGTGTAAACAAATAAACTATCTATTGTTTTTGTTTACTTTTCCTTTTTTATCGTTTCGGCCTTTATAGCCCTGTAAACAACTTCGTTTACATTTTCTTTGTTTACGTCTTCATTGCCTTATAGGTCGCTTTCGTCGTCTTCTTCTGGTCTGCTAAATGCCCTTTGTGTTCCATATATCGGAAATCTTGCAGACGATAATTTTAGCCAACCTAAATCGTCCAATACCTTATTAACCCTACGTGCTTCGTACTTATACCCTTTATCTGAAATGTTGATGCCCATCATTTCGCAAAGAAATTCAGCGGCGCACACCTTGGTACGTATTTCTACACCTGTTTCGTCTAATGGGTCGGGGTTCTTTATGTATGCCCGGCGGCGGTTTAAGTCCCATGTATTCCAGTCGGTCGGTAGCTTCATATCCAAAAACTCCTGTACTAAACCCTGTAATGGGTCGTCGCAATTGTCGTTAAATTGCTGCTGTCGTTTCTTGGCTGCTTCCTCCAGACTATCCGACAAAGCCAATTTCTCACCGTCCTTATATCGTTGCACGGCCTCTGCCCATAACTGGTTACGATCGGCTTGCAAAGCCGCACGGAAATCGGGGTACTTTCTGTACTTAGCATCAACCTCAATTACCCAAAAGCGGCGGTTTCCGGTCTCGCCCTTTAAGAAATATGTTTCGTTGGTCGTACCGCAAAAAACGCATTGCCTCGGGTGGGATTCCATCACACTACCATACGCCGGGCGGTACATATCATTCTGACGGCTTATGTAGGCTTTCACCTGCTCGACGTCTGAACGCTTGATACTGCCCAACTCCGGTAACTCGATAACCCAACCGTTCCGGGCTTGCTCCATGCCTTTTGTACCCTCCATCGTTACCAAACTATCGCTAAACCAATCGCCGCCCATCACATTGAAAAGCGTCGATTTACCGATACCCTCGGCTCCGGCGATAATCAGGCAATAATCATACTTGCACCCTGGGTTCATTACTCGGGCTACTGCCGCCGTAAAGTGCTTACGTGTCATAGCTCTGTTTAGCTCATTATCTTCTGCACCTACGTAATCAATAATTAGGCGGTCTAAGCGTGGCACGCCGTCCCATTTAAGACTATTGAGGTAATCACGTATTGGGTGTACTCTGTGACGTGTGACGACTGCCACTAAAGCATCTTTGATTTTGTCTTTTCCAGTCACTCCGTACTTCTCATCTAAGTAGATTCTTAGATTTGCATCATCAGTATTACCCCATTGTGTCGCCTCGGCGTTCCACGGCAAACCACCCGTTATGTAGTTAAACCCATTAAACAGATTTTGCCATATATGGTTTTTCAACCTTGGGTCGTTCTCCAGAATAGCAATAATATTGCTTGCCGTTGATTTGATGCTGCCTTTCTTGTCAAAGTCTAATTCAGCCATCCACTTGTCGGCGTTTTCAGATACTGCGCTGTCTCCGGCTTCCTCTGCTTCGATGTCGGCAAAATCATCATCGGCCTGGCCCTGTCGTTCCTTAGTAAGTAAGATTCTTACCTTTTTATCCTTGGCTACGAAATCCTGCATTTTCAGGTACGACGGCAAACGTGTGTTATCTGTTATCTTCGTGCCCTCATCCTGCACACCAAATAAATGTATTCGGCAAAGATCGAAAGCGTTGCAAAGCTGCTTACTTGCCGGGTCTGTTTCGTGATTGCTGTATGCAAACTTACCCTCATAGCAAACCAAACCTGCCGCCACGCTACCATTAATGTAGGTGTATCGCCCATCGTGGGCGGTCTTCTCGTACACATCAGGTAGAAACGTGTCGATTGCATCCTCTATTGAGTAGGCACGGCAAAAAGCACCAATTAAGCCGGGCTTTTCGGTCGGATCACCTACCTTTTTCAATTCGTGTACGATGATGTCACCCTCTCGGCTCGATACTGGCCATAGTGCCACATCTTTATAGTCGTGGTACTGCTTTAGAAATTCATCAACGTTGCACGCCTTGCCGTCTTGGTACTCAAACACATATTCGCCGTCTCTGCTTGTAGATGGATAATAAAACAATCTCGCTAACTGATAGGTGGTATCGTCGAACACCTCAATATTAAGTTTGCTTGCTATCATCCTGCAAAGCGGCTCGTATTCATCTGGGCGTACCTGACGGCTCAATGGGAACACCAAACGAAAGCGTGGGTTTTCCGGCGTGTGCTTGTGTGTGCTGTAAATCATCGCCGCAAAGTCAAAGTTTAACGTGAACTCATCCCAAAGGTCGGGTGTACCGTAGTCAATATCAAGCGTGGCAATACTTCGCCACATCACGTTAGCGGTCTTTCGTGTGCCACCTGATAGGTAGCCACCGACAAAACCGCCCACGTCCTTGATACTGCTTTGCTCCTCCCTGCTCATCTTGGCGTACTCGCTTACGCTTTCCGTTGTTCGCTTCGTTTCGCTGCATCGCTCTACCAACTTCGCCCATGTGGTCGCTTTGTTCTTCCACTTCTTTGCCATGCGGCTATGGGCTGTTGCTATGTCGATCGGGAAATCATTGTTTAACTTTATCTGTGCCATACGTCAATCTTTCTAAAGATTCATACGATAACTTATCTAAGATACCCTTAAAGTACTTAGCATCTTCCTCGTTGCTTGCCTTGATAGTAACCGGGCGCACACCGATTTTGCCTATTGGTGGGTGTACCACTAACTCAAATGGTCGTGGCTCATCGTCCAACTTCTCGAATAGGTATTTAATGTTGCTTGCCTTAAATACCATAAACCTTATGTATTTGAAATCTTTTGCCATATTGTTTTACTTTTTAAGATGATCGGGTAAAAACGAAAGTATATGCTTTATAACCTCTACCGTCCAACCATTGCCCAACATACGGTACTGTTGTGTTTCTGATACTTCCCATTTATACCACTCTGGTATAGTTTGCAGTCGGGCGCACTCTGTCGGCTGTGGTATTGCGCTATGAGGTAAACCGAATAAATCACACTGCGCCAATTTAATGTTAGTCCAATAGATACGTTTTCTAACTTGTGCCGATACCAAAGCACTATTTATATGAACGCCTACGATACCCAAAGCCTCATTAATAACTGCCTCCCATCGCTTGCCCATTTCAACATTTTCAAGCATAAATAAGATGTTTGGGTTTGTCTCTCGTAGCTCGTTAAGTATTCTGACGTACTCCCAAAATAAGTAACTTTGCCCCTCAAACTCAAAGCCCTGTTGTTTTAATTCCAGATACCTTGTTAAGGTCTCGATTTGTTCTTTGCTTTTGGTACTCATTCCTGCACGTTTTCCGGCAAAACTAAAACACTGGCATGGGCTGCCACCTATTAGCAAATCAATTTTGCCCAAACTCTTAGCGTCCACTTGTCTAACATCGCCTAACTGCACGGTGTCGGGAAAATTCGCCATCGTGTTTTGGATTGCAAACTTATCTATTTCGCTTGCATAGTATTTATCAATCGTTACGCCCAATTCCCTTAATGCAATTTGTCCGCAACTCATGCCGTCGAATAAAGAAAGAATAACCATATTATAAGTACCAAATCTTAAAATACCGCCAATCTATGCAACCGGGGCACTGCTCGCAAACTTCACACTCCGATAGCTTACAAACTCCATAACCGGGTTTGCCTTCATCAGGATCGTATGATAGGCACGTTTTGCAGTACATCTTTTTCATAATTGGCGGTATTGGTGAATAATGGCACGGCTTTCGCCGTGCTAAAGATTAAAAACTAAAATATTAAGGGCTAAAAAATAAATGCTGACACTGCCCTAACCCTGCGCGTGCTGCTGGCCTTAGGGCCCCAACCGCTCGTACCGCCGTCGTCGAGGGGCAGATTCCATGCGTTGGTAGCACTGCCCTCGGTAGAAGTCCAATACCAACGGTCTTGCAGTTCATCGCCCTTGGCAAACTCCAAAGCTGCATTGATAGCCTTTTTGTTGATAAAGATACGGTACAACTCGCCTAAAGATGGTATGTACCAATCATCGGCTAACTTTATCTGTGGATTCAGGATATTACGCAAATGGTTGGTGTTTCTTGCTCCGTCCATATCTGCTACTGCATCGTCGTAGTTGTCTGTATAGTAGGCTTGGTCGTTCTCCTCGTTACCATTTGCCTTTGTTGTTAGTGTAATGCCATCGCCGTTAGCTTCATCGTGCAAAGCTATTTTAATGCCAAAGCTACCCATCTTCAAACCGATAGCTACTACCTCGCTATCCATGTTGTCCTCTTTGGTGTACTCCAGTTCAAACAAAGTTGCTTTGCCGTCGGCGTGTACCAAATAGATGCCATCCTCCATGCCGGATTTTGGTAACTGCGCCTGTACTGGCTTTTCGTCTTTACCCATTACAAAGGTATTGGCTTTCTCCGCATCTTCCACGCTGCCACACCACTGTAATAACTCGTATCTGAATTGCTGCACGTCTGATAGTGCCTTACTTGTCTGTATCTCCATTTTTGTATATGCTTTATATTGTTTAATCTTTTAGATAATATGGGGTGGTGTACCCTGCACCTTTGAGCGGCAAATCTTTGCACCACGGTATAGGCTCACTAAACAAAGCCTCAACCATCGGTAACGTCTGGTCTTTCGTAGCCTCAACGATGATCTCATCGTGTATATGGAAAACTACGTTTAACCCTCGTTGCTCGGCTCTAAGTATCACACAACCCAATATGTCACGTGCCGTAGCCTGTACGATGTTCTCGGTTAGCTTACCGCCGTAGGTTCTCAATTTTTCCCACTTCTTCGTTTTTTGGTTCAAACCCTCATATTCGATAATTTCGTGGTCGCCTCGCCAACCGTCGTTTGTCTCGATTCCAACCTCTGTACGTGGGTAACAAATAGTCCTGCCACTTGGTAGGGTAATTAGCAACATACCCCAACGATAACTAATAATAATGCCTCGTTGTATCTGCACGCTCTTTCCTGTCTTAATGGCTATGATAGCCGCTTTTTCGACTGTACGCCACAATTTAACGATATGTGGGTTACTGTCTCGCCATTTGTACACGATGTCTTTTTCCTCGGATTCTGTTAAACCTAACTTCTTACCGCCCATCGCTTCCAACGCCGATACACCGCCGCCGTAGCCCAAACCCAAAACGGCTACTTTGCCTTTCGGTCTCAAATCTCCGTTGGGGCCATGTTTCTGAACTGGTACGCCAAACATCTTGCTTGCAGTTTCACAATAGATGTCGTGCCCTGCTCTGAAAGCGTCCAATACCCATGTTTCCCCGGCTATCCATGCTATCACACGTGCCTCGATCGCTGAAAAGTCGCATACGTGGAACGTGCAACCGGGCTTGGCTATGAAAGCGGTACGTATCAACTCGCTAAGTACTTGGGTAACGTTTCCGTAGTTCATTTCAAACTCTTCCAAATCACCCTGCTTTACCAAATAGCGTGCATCATCCAGACTTTCCAGATGGTTTTGTGGTAGGTTCTGCAACTGCACCAAACGCCCTGCCCATCTGCCTGTACGTGCTGCACCGCAAAACTGCAACAAACCATGTACTCGGCTATCCTTGCAGACACATTTTTGCATAGTTGTGTACTTCTTGTTAGAAGTCTTACCCATTTCCCTACGCAAAGCCAAAACTTTTTGCACCTTGGGCCAATACTTAAATTGTACCTCGTAGTCGTCCAAATTCTTTTTGTTGAGGCTATCAATAGTAAACCCGGTGTTCTCGGATATGTATTGTTTAATCTGTCCGGGGCTATTGGGGTTACTCATGCCTGTAAGTTTTCGGGCTTCTGCAAATAGCTCATCTTTGTATAGCTCATCAAATCGGGCGGCGTTGTTTACCAAAACTTGGTCTATCATCACGCCACGGTCGTTAATGTGCTGATCGGCTACGTACAAATCTTCGTCAAACTCTGGTGCTTCCAATCTTCTGACCTTTTTTAAGATGGCTTGCTCCACGTCCACGTCTCGGATATTGTAGGCTTTGAATGTTGCCCATTTTTCGGGCGCATCGCTCGGCTTGTGTCGGATCATCTTTGTTATGCCCTGTTTGGTTTGCTTGTTTGGAACACTAAAGTATCTTATCAGGGCTTTACCCTCTGTCATCTTTCTGTCTTCCAGTTTAAGCACCTCACCACATTGAGCCAACGAAAGCGGCAAACCCATTCGGGCGGCTCTTACCATCGTACACCGCCATTGTCTCGGGTCTAATCGCCCTTTGATGCCTAAATACACGCCGATACAAATACGCTCAAAAGCTGCATTGAAAGCGGTCTTTATTACCTCGGGGTCGGTTAATGCTGCTTTGATGTCCGGCGGCAAAGTTTCGCCGCTTGCAAAGTCCACACATTTCGCCGGACCACCGTCCACGCTATACCCAAAAAGCAATATGGTAAAGTCTTCGGCTTCCACGTACTTGTAAACGCCACACTCGGTTAGGTCGTTGCTACTATATGTTTCGATGTCTATGCCTAATTCTTTCATGCGCTTTGTTGTTTGATTACCCCGGCGGCTTCCTCTTTCCACCGCCGGGGGCTACTACATTAACATTTTATCGTAGAGAAAAAAGCACTTTACAAATCGTCGTCGTCCTCGTCGTCGATGCCGTCCAAATCGCCAAAGTCGCTTTCGGCTGATACTCTGCCGCCAAAATGGTCGTCGTCCTTGAACTTCATAATGTTGTTGAGGCCGCACGCTACGCCCTTGTTACCGCTTACGTCGTAGCCGTAGAAAGTTACCGACACAATCGCCCAAACGCCGCTGTAAACTTCTTCTTCGTCCACGATAGGCACTTTCTTTCGATCAACTACGCCTGGGCGTGTGTTGCTCTTGGCGTTCACATAGTAGTGGTCTTCGTAAACCTCATCGTCCTTTTCGTCACCGTCACGCAAAGCCATATCAAGTTTTTTAGGCTCTTTGCCTCCCCACTTTGCTACGATAGCGGCTTTCTTAGCTGCCTCAATCGCCTTTTTGATTGCTTCGATAGTCTTCTTTTCAGACTTCGGAATTAAAACGTTAGTCATATACTTGCCTTCTCCGCCATCTTCTGGGATGTACTTCTCAAATACGTGGGTGTAACTAAGGCGGCATGGGCCAAAGATTACCTTAGTGTCATTAACTACTTTAGGGTCTATCATAATTGTATGAATTTAAAATGTTAAACTTAAATGTCTTTAAAGTCGTCTGCTGCCTGATTAAACGCCGGGCGTTTGTCTGATTCAGGCACTAACGTTGGTTTGCCTTGTGGCTTGTTGATGTACTCGGCGCAAATTGCACCAAAGCGTTTCTTACCAATGAGCTTCTCCAAATCGGTAATACTTCGTAGCTCGGTAGGTTTAATGTAGGCTTCTTTTGCAAAGCCCTCTTTGCCTAAAAGTTCCATCACGGCGGTTGGGTTTGTTATCTTTCTGATACTGCGCCCCTCAACGATTTTGAAACCTTGGTACTGCACACCACTTAACGCCTGTTCCAAACTATACTCCTCAACTCCAGTTAGCCACGTTTTGAACGTTGATAGCAAAGGTAGTATAGTGCTTTCCATTACTTCCTTGCTAATCTTACGTGGGTCTGGGTTGGCTTGCTGTGCCTCGATACACATAGACGATAGGGCTTTGCAGTTTGCCTTAACCTTGCAGAACTGACACCAATTGCCCGGCTTTTGCTTACCTCCGGCATAGGCTTCGTTGGCTTTTGGTTGCAGCTCATTGACTGCCCAATTAATGAGGTCGGCGGCATCTAACTCAAACTCCGAAAGATTGTCAATACGTGGTTGTACGATAGTCATGCGTACCTTACTTATGTCGTACTCAAAGTTAAATAAGTCCCATGCGCCCAAAGCGTAAATCATCATTTGTGGATTTTCCACGGCTGACACCTTTACACCCTTACCATACTTAAAGTCGATAACCTCCATCACGCCATCGGCGATAATGATAGCGTCCGACGTGCCGAAAGCATCAGGCACATAGTGACTAAAATCTAACTTGACCTCAACCAACAATTGTGCGTCCTTGGTCTTAGCTCGGGCGGCGTTGAACTTCTCCAGTACGATAGTCTTGTACGTATCGGTGTACTCGTCCATTTCGCCACTGTGGTACTGCTCGTCTAACTGCGCTATCTCGGCTTTTTCCTCATCCACCGACAACCCCAAAAACTCTTTTAGTTTCTTGGCGCAATAGGCGTGGGCTAACGTTCCCTCCTCTGCAAAGGTGCTGCCCTTATCCTCCACGTCTCTTTCCAGAAGTGGGGCGGCTGTGCAATTCATCCATCTGTGGGCTGCACTTGGTGATAATAAAGCGTGTTTACCTGCCATAATTCTATATGATTAAATGTTGTTACTAAAATGGGCAATTTGAACCGATCGTGCCATCTTCCATTACCTGCAAACCGTTGCACTGCTCAATGAAATTTGCAATCTTATCAGGTGGCAAAGCACTTGGTTTTTCAGCACCCAACAAAGCGGCTATGTTCTTGAACTGTGCCGTTAATGGCTTATGGTACTTCTTGTATAGATCGCCGTTGGTGTTCTCCTTGTAGTCTTCACCCTCGATACGTTGGCGTGTCTTGTGCATAGCTGCCCTAACGTCTTCGGCGGTTAATGGCTTCTGCTCTGCCTCTGCTTTGGCCTGGCCCTCATTCTGTGGGGCGGCTTCCTCGGCTTTGGCTTCTTCCTGCTCGGCTACCTGCTCACCGTTGGCATCGGTTTCGTTGGCTGCTGCCTCCTGCTGTTCGTCTCCGGCTGACTCCTTGGTAGGCTCCGGCTTGTCGGCGGCTGCGTCCTCTTTCTTCTTTCTGCCTCGCTTGTTAGTAGGCTGTTGAGGCTGTGCCTGGGTGGTGTCCTCTGGCTTGTTATCTACTTGTCCGTTTCCATCGAGTGCTTCCTCTGCGGTCGGCGCAACTGTTGGTCGGTGGCACAAAATGGCATTTACCAAAGCCACGATTTCGGGTGTTACACCCAAATTGACCTGTACGTTAATACTAAAATCTGTTTTCATCTTTGTATATGCTTAATGATGTTATTTATCTTCGTTGATGTACTCCAATAGCTCATCTATCTTTCTGTGCTTCGCAAACCATACATACAAACGTATGTCGAAATATGCGAGTGCTACGGCTGTAAACTTGGAATAGATCACTAACTCCCAATAGTTGGGGTTATCATTGTGTGGCATCCCAATCAGATTGAAAAAAGCGATAAAGCCGATAACCACCATCAGCCAATAACGCCAATTTTTCATTACTTTTTTCATACGGCTTAATTTTTAAAGATACATTGATTTCCAACACTTGATTATTTCCGCCCCCGTAGTGATTAAGCCTTTTCCGGCTTTTCTAACTCTGAACTTAATAAGCCCATCGTTAGCGTACCGGGCGACGGTGTGCCGATCTACATGCAACGCTTTTGCTGCTTGCCCTTGGTTATACAAACCGTCTGGCTCTACTTCGGGTTTGGTGATAATCATATAGCGTTACGTGTGATAGTTAGTGTATTGGCTGTATAGTCCGTTTTAACGCTGAACTTGCAGCCCATCAAATTTTGAAACTGATACGTCAAAGCCTTGCCGTTGTCGCACGCTTTAGCATCAGGTAGGTAAAACGTTTTCGTCTTTCCTACATCAATTGACCGCAAATCGTCACGTGTCAATTTGATTGCTTTTCCTGTTTCGTCTGCCATAAAAGTATAAATTTTATTAAAATTACTTACTTAGTTACTTATACCTTTGGAGAAAAAGAAAAACTGCCGTATATTTGCAGTTGGGTTTATGGTATGTTGGGCAAAATGTCCGACAGCCTTTCTTATGCTCTTGAGGTTAGTTACTTACTTATCTCGGGTGCAAAGATATGTCATTTCAACGTCACTACCAAATTATTGACGTACAAATGTCATTTTATTAACGTAAATTAATAATAGGCTTATGTTTGAAACTATAAATGAACGTATAAAGCACGTCTTAGATACCTTATATAAGGGCAATGTTACCGCAATGTCTAAGGCTACTTATATCAAGCGAACTACATTAAGTAGCATTGTTGGTGCTGATGGTAATACGCCGGGGTTTGACGTAATTATGAAAATTGCCGAAATTTCGTCACACCGTATTAGTATGGAATGGCTAATACGTGGTACTGGTGATATGTGTCTTGGCGAAAAAGAAAACGCCCCATTGGTGGATAATAGCGGCTCAAATAATCGCATACACGATGTTAGCAATATTAATAATGGTGATACAATAAATCGCTTGCTATCCATCGTAGAACAAAAAGACAAACAGATTAATACATTATTAAATATATTACAAAATAACAAAGTTGGATGATGCAAGAAAACAAAAAACAAACTGGCTGCTGCCTCGGTACGTTCTGCTTGGTGGTGCTCATCATCATAGTTTTAGCACTACTTTACGGCGTATTAATGGGCGTTCTAAATGTGTTTTGA